CAAGATGCTCGCCAGCCTCAATACCAAAATCAGAAGATTGGATATAGGCTTCAATAGGTTGTGGGCTTGCTGTAGATACATCATCGTTTCCTACCTCATGGTATAAAAGTCTTCTATTGTAATCAGCGGCTACTGGATTTGGTTGGATACCATATTGTAACCAAGCTGTTCTTGCCATAGTACCATATGACCATACCTTGTCTACATAGTTATAAATAACATAACGATCTACTGTAGTACCGCCACTATTTTGACTTACATAGAACCACCATACTTCATTGTATCCTTCATTAGATCCAGAGAAGATTTGGAATGCTTGGTCAACGTTAATATCTTCAAATATAAATTGCCGTAATGAGCAAGGTAATGTTGAAACCACACCAGTGTATTGATAGAACTTATCTTTACCCATCCAGTAAGTAACGTTATTGACTGTTACAGCTGCATTTGGGGCGATGATAGAAATATTATCCATCAACACTTGGAAAGACCATACGTAAGGATATCCAACATACTGCATAGAATACAAGCAAGAGTTAGTCCATATCAAAATTTCTTGACGTGTTGTAATGCCTGTTACAATAAACGAGCCGTTAGCTAATGTAAATTCACCAGATTGATTCGTTGTTTCTGGAACCCATTGATATGGATTGCCTTGGTCAGACCATCTTACAATCATAGGATTAAATGCTGTATTAGGTGCTCCTACTTCATATGAGTTAGATCCTAAAGCAATTAAGAACTGTTCTGTAGCTGAAGTTAAAATTTGACTGGTTGTTTTTGGTACAAAAGTACCACTAAATCCTGCATCGGTAGATAATTTAGATAAGTATGCACCACGAGCTGAAACGCCTGCTAAGTCTAACCAATAGAATATTGGGCCGCCACGAGGAGCAAAAGCCAAATTAGACCCATAGTTATCTTGAGACCAAAGTCTTAATTGTTGTGCAATGCCAGATGTAAATCCAGTTCCCCAACCACGAGTAGCAGAAACTGGTATTCTAACAACAACAGTTCCACCAACGCCAGATGCCGTAACACTAGCTGGATAACTTTGGGTTGCAAAAACAGTAGATATAGTATATTTATTTGCATTGACTACAGTCACTTGAAATGCTTGTTCTAATATAGTATTTAGAATACCTGAAACATTATTTTGTACGGAGCTAAAATATACCCAATTGCCAGTTGTTAATCCATGTGCAGTTTGGTTAACTGATATTGTAGTGCTTGTATTGATTGTATCAAATGGATTAGTTAAAGTAGTTCCTGTAGTAGCTATAGCACCACACCATGGACCAGCGCCCCAGCCAGTACCAATTGTTGCAACATCATTACCAATAGGGTATTGAAATGCCAGCGTTACTGTGCCACCACCACTTGCTGTAGAAGAGGCGTTTGATGCAGCTAAAATAGTAAATGTAGTTGTAGAAGGTACAGTATTAACAATGTATTCACCACTAATGGTTAGTCCACCAACAGCTGATGTAGATGTAACTGTTACGTAATCACCAATTGCAGGATTGTAATTACCATCTGTAATAGTGACTACATTAGATCCAGATACTGTAGAGATTGGACTTGCTGCTAATTGATTTGGAGGCGCTAAAGCTGTGCCATCTGTTTGAATAATAGGTGTAATATCATAGTAAATACCACCAAAGAATATGTAGTATTTTTTACTTGTACCTAGAGATAAGTAATTTGATAAACCATTAGAGCCAGTCCATGTCCATAAAGAACGTGCAATACCTTCAAACTGATCTGTATCTACCTGTACCCATCCACCAATCTTTTCAGCTTGGCCTGAACGGAAACGTACTTTATCACCGTCATAGAAACCACCCTCGTTTGAGTAGTCTGTTCCTTCACGGTTAACTCCAGCTCTATATGTTAATTTTTGTAATGGCATTATTTACCTTCAAAGAGTGCTTTTTCATCTAATCTACGGATTTGTAAACCTCGTAGTATTTTACCACCTGCACGACAATACTTCACTAACGATTCCATAGCCGCCTTTTTATCGCCCCTAAGCAACGCTTGACGGAGTGTTGATCTTTGAAAGCATCCAAGGCCCAAATTGAAGCAAAAACTAATAATAGCGTCAAATTCGTGTTGTCTAAGAGGCACGTTAGGTAGCATCTTATGTACTCCCAACTCGAAACGCCTAAGATCTGATTTAAGAATTCCATCTATTTCAGCTTCCGTAAAAGTTCTGTTCCAAGATTCAGGCAGTGATTTGCCGTCCCCGATAAGATGACCAACACCCACAGTATACAGGTTTGCAGGGCAACGGTAGGGACGATTACGCACACCTTCATGATGTTTAATAAGAGCAATGCCAGCTTTTGATACATTCACTTATTTCTTTTCCCAAGTTCTTGAGCCAAAGTAGAATCCAATAATTGATGCTACGATAGCCATTTCATCTGTTGAAAATACAGTATCTGAAGCTGTTACAAAGTCTACACCTGATGACATAGCCCAGAATAAAGTTACAAAGTTAATAAGAACTAATTCACCTACAAATATAAATGCTACTACAGGTCTTACCATAGCATTCCAATTACGCACTGTAGGAGAAGCTGCTTCTACTAATTTCTTATCGTGGTCATATAAAGCTACACGTTCTTGAGCGTACGTTTCTGCGTACGTTCCTTCTAGTTCTATAGCTGCTATTTTTTCTTGAGCAATAAAGCCTTTTTCTGCCATAGCCATTGCTTGAGCATTTTGTAATTGAGCCATTTCACGCTCATGCTTTTGATCGCCACGTTGCTGAAAGAAACCTAAAATGTTGGGTAGCCCCGCAGTAGCGAAGCCAAGAATTGAGGAGAGGATGGATAGCATATTTAATTTCCTAGTGGGTTAGTAACTGCCTTTTTAAGGGCTTTCATATCTTCTTTTACATTGGTAACAGTATCAGCTATCTTATCTTGAGATGATCTAGCTACACTGCTTGCTTCAATCGCTTTACCATAAGCTTCATTAGCCTTTTCTAAAGCACGATTATTAGACATCATTACATCTACTAATTGACGCTCAGTAGATTTAGATCTATCTTCTAATACAGTAATGCGTGTTTCCACATTACTCATTTTCTTTACTTCGTCAATCGTACTCTGCAAGTCGTTGAAGAGGGTTATTCCGTAATAGATTGGCCCACCGATTGCGGTTAAGAGAATCGAACCTATCACCAACATTTGTTTCGGAGAGAAGTGAGAGAGTAAACTCTTGAATTCGTCCATATTCATTTTCCTGTTCTAGTTTAATATATTCTTGTAATTGTTGTTGCTGCATATTGTATCCAGCATTTAATAACTGCATACTCATTACTAAGCCAAATCCTGGCACTATTTCTTTGCCCTTAGGCGTTTGTGCCTTTACCTCTGGTGGAGCGGGCTTTAGCTCTATTGACGTTGAAACTTGTAACTTTTCTGTAGTCGTTGTGCTGGACGGGCTTATAGTCAGACTCTCCTGTAAAGAAGTCGTTCCAAGGCTCATTTCTTGAACTGGCTCTGTAGCCTGCGTCATCATAGTACTTGATATGCTTTGTGAGACAACACTGTTCGGATTTATTGGACTGATCGGACTTATAGGACTCGCTGGATTGTTTAGGTTCGTAGTGGTCATCTTGCAAGTATTGTATATTTCCAACCATGTTGTCCAAGTTGGAGAACCATACGGATCCGAGCAAATCGAATTCCTTTGTTCTTGAGATAATCCTTCGTAGCCAGCTGAACATGTTAGTTGCCTCGTTTCAGTAGATTCAATGCACGTTGGCGGATCTTGCGTGCAATTGTTAGAAGTTGTTGTCCAAGCTGTCCAAGATTGTGAAGAGCATTCAAAAGTCCTACTTTGATTAATAGCACCTGATTGGTTAATTGGGCAAGACAAGGTTTGATACTCGACTTGAGGGCTACACACTGGGACTTGATATATTGAGCAATAAGGGTCATTCGGTCTATACCAACCGCAATAATGGTTCTGTAAAGCGTCATCATTTGAGATACCACTGCAAGACATAGATCCAGGAATGATGTTACCTTGGCTGTCAGGTTGGAAATTACAGTACCAAGCATACGCGTTATTCCTTAGTAGTAGAAGAAGTAGGAAGAGTGTAATTCGGGCCATATAATTTTCTAAACTTTTCAGGGTCTTTTTCATACCAGGCCTTCTTAGCTGTAAAGCCTACAGCACCACCCATAGGACAAGGTGAACCACTCATCTCCATCGCGTCCCATACTTTTGGATCTTGGCATAGCACCGATACGGCAGCCACTTTAAGTCCTAAATCGTTTAATGTTTTGGCGAGCTTAATCTTCACGCAGTTTTCGTCAAGGAGAACGGTACCGCCTGATAAAGATACAAAGCCTAAATTACCTGCCGCAGAGACAGGCACTGCACAAACATCTTGTGAAAACGCAGACATAGAAGGTGCCATGGCACTAGGTACCGGCATTCCCTTATTGTTTATTGTCGTTGTATCAGCGTGAGCTTGATGTATGCAAACAAGTAAACAAAGTGTGATTAAAACCCCAACTAGGATCTTCATTACGCAGCTGCTACTTCAACCCAGTTCTTAACTGCTTCATCCCATGTATATTTCTTGTCATCTGTAGGCATAGCTACTGGAGCTTCCCAAGACCATGTAGTTTTATTTAATACCCATGAAGCGAATGGTTGTGGTGCATAGAATACATCGTTAGCACGGTCATATGTATAACCAATACCAGCATAGTTACCACGTAATGGTGTACCACCTAATTTGTGAACGCCGCCTTGTGTGTTGTATGATGTTTGAATCCATTCACCTGGCGTAGAATCTACATAGGTATCAAAGAATTCTTTTTCAGCAACGATAACTTGCGTTACCTTACCGTCTGTTACTTTTGCAAAATGACTCATTTGTTTCTCCTTGTTAAAAAATTGTTAAGCTGTGTATGTACCAGAGGCTGTATATTTAATAATTGTGTTTGCACCAGAAGTTGTCACTGTTGGACTACCTGTTGTAGTGCCTGTGTAGTTAGCTGTTGGTACAGATAAAATAACTACGCCTGAACCGCCAGTATATGCAGTTACAGAATTACCGCCTCCACCTCCACCTCCAGTGTTTGCAGTTCCATTAGATCCAGCTACTGATGGGCTAACATTATTACCATTTCCGCCACCACCAGCACCACCTGGTCCACCACCATTATAATATGATCCACCACCACCACCACCTGAGTAAGTAGCAGGTGTTCCTGTAATTGAAGACGCACTTCCTGCACCGCCACCGCCACCGCTAGAACCATTAGTTCCAACTGCGCTTGCACCGCCGCCGCCACCGCCTCTATAATTAGGAGCTTCTTGTGCATTTCCACCGTTATTTCCTTGGCCTGGCGTGCCAGATCCTCCCGAAAGACTAGAACCTCCGCCGCCTCCACCAGATCCGCCAGATTGCGCAGTTTGTGGAGAAGCGCTTCCGCCACCACCACCGCCAGTAGCAGTTACTGTTGTTATGTTGCTTCCGCTTAGAACTGAACCGCCGCCATCTCCGCCACTACTGTTTGGAGCATAGCCTGTGCCACCACCACCTACTGTGGCTGTATAAATTATGCCTGTATTAAATGTTACAGAACCTGTTAAAAGTCCACCAGCACCGCCTCCACCTCCAGCACCACCATTAGCACCACCTCCACCACCACCAGCTGCTACTAAATATGATGCTGTATAAGAAGGAGGAGTACTTGAAAAAACCCAAGAAGAACCATTATAAACTTCTGTTTGACCTAATGATGAGTTATATCCAAAGAACCCTATAGGAGGACTTGATGGTCTTGTTCCAGTTGTCCAAACAGCAGCATTTACCCATGCTGACCCATTGTATGATTCATAGCAATTAAGTGTAGTATTAAAACCAAATTGACCTGTGCTAGGTGTTGATGGGCGTCCTGCTGTAGTCCATGAGGCTTCTACCATACCTCTAGTAGTTCCGCTAAGGTCTATCCCCGTTGTTCCGTTAAGTGTAATTGCCATTATGCTAATCTCCTATATAATTCTTCGTAGTTCTTAATGCTGTCTAAAAATTCTTTAATGGTTTGGTGACGAATATATTCATCTCGTATTTCTTGTGATGACGGTGCTGGCTCGGTATTACTCTCGTCCCACGATACAATTTCAAAAGTACCTCCAGAGGCTGATAAGCCGTAAAGTGCACCTGGTCGTAATGACTTCATCACGATGTCAATACCAAATTGAAAACCTTGTTCGTTACTAAATTCTTTAATGAGTTCTTCTATAGTCATCTTAGCCATAATTATACCCTATGCTGTGTAAGTTCCTGAACCTGTGTATGTAAGAATTGTATTTGATCCTGATGTAGTTACAGTAGGTGAACCTGTTGTAGTACCTGTGTAGTTTGCAGTTGGGACGCTTAATATAACTACGCCTGAACCTCCAGTTCCCCCAATACCACCACCAGCTCCTCCTGTTCTTCCACCTCCGCCTCCGCCTGTATTAGCAGTTGCATTTGACCCTGATGCTCCGCTGTTATTTGATGCACCAGCTCCTCCACCACCAGCTCCTCCACTTCCTCCTGCGCCTGATCCACCACCGCCACCACCACCACCGGCATAAGTTACTGAACTTCCTGTAATTGATGATGCAGTTCCTGACCCACCATTTCCTCCGACTTGGCTACCTGCCGCTGATCCACCTGCAGCATTTGCTCCTCCACCGCCACCACCAGCACCATAAGAACCTGAATTACCAGCTCCTCCATTATTACCTTGACCAGGTGTACCAGACCCAGCAACTCCAGGTCCTAATGAAGTTCCGCCACCACCTGATCCTCCATTTTGTCCAGCAAAAGAAGTTTCTGAATTATTCTTGCCACCACCTCCACCTCCAGCAGTTGCAGTAACAGTTGAAATTCCTGATCCGCTCAAAGATGAGTTTGTTCCGTTACAACTTGCTGGTAAAACAGTGCCAGTTCCAGCCGCTCCTCCACTACCTACTGTAACCGTATAAACTGCACCAACAGATAAAGAAGCAGTTCCTGTTAAAAGACCCCCAGCACCGCCTCCACCACCTTGGTTAAATCCACCGCCACCTCCACCAGCAACTACTAAATAAGAAGCAGTATAAGGTGCGTTAATAAATGGTGTTGCACCACCATAAACGTTGCTTGTAGCTAACCATCCTTGTGTTGAATCGATATATGTAAATGTAATACCTTGTCTATTAGTTTGAAGCACTTTAGCACTTCCACCATTAATATTTGCACCATTACCATTTACAGTTATATTATTAGTAGCACTTGTTCCAGCATAGTCAACAATGACTACAAAGTCACCACGAGTAGGTGTTGCTGGGAGTGTTACTGTAAAAGCTCCGGCTGTTGTATTACAAAAATAACCACTATCAATTACCGCTGTAAATCCTGAAGTTTTAACTGTAGTATCCCACGCAATTTGACCTGGTAGGGCTGCGCCTGTATATGCTGAGGTTATTAGAGTACCTGTCTCAGCTGGGAACGTAATTGTATTTGATCCCGCAACAGCAGGTGCTGCAACCGTTACTTGTCCTGACGCGTCACCGTAAACAATGAAAGAAGCCATTATGCTGTGTAAGTTCCTGAGCCACTAGTCCATCTAATAATTGTGTTAGAACCAGATGTTGTAATTGTAGGAGAACCTGTTGTAGTACCAGTATAGTTTGCAGTTGGAACTGATAGAATAACTACGCCTGAACCACCATTTCCTCCAGCTCTATTTGCGCCTACATAAGATCCGCCACCGCCTCCACCGCCTGTATTAGCTGTACCTGCTACACCAATTCCAGAAGTTCCTGGATTTCCTCCATTACCTGCGCCACCTGGTGAACCCGCTGGACCACCATTTGTTCCACCACTACCAGGTGTTCCTGTTCCTATAAATATTCCACCGCCACCGCCACCTGTATAAGTAGCAGGAGTTCCTGTGATACTTGACGCTGTTCCTGTTCCACCGTTACCAGCTACGTTAGAAACAGAATTTTGACCTACAGAACCAGATCCGCCAGCACCGCCACCTGAACTTTGACCTGGATAAAAACCAGACCCTCCAGCATTACCTTGACCTGGTGTACCTGAACCTCCAGCATATGAAGTATTAGGACCCGCGCTACCGCCTCCTCCGCCTGATCCCCCATTACCTCCAATAGCTCTAGAACCGCCGTAACCACCACCCACTGCTGTTGTTAAACCAGTAAAAGTTGAATTTGTACCTTGAGTACCATTATTTTGCCCGGCTGGACCAGCTGCGCCTCCGCCTCCTACTGTAGCCGTATAAACAGTTCCTACTATTAAGGTAGTAGTTCCTGCAACATATCCTCCGGCACCGCCTCCACCACCTCCAGCACTACCATCGTATCCACCTGCACCACCTCCGCCAGCTGCAATTAAATAAGATGCAGTATATTGAACTGGTAATGGGTTTCCCGTACTATAAACATCACTATAAGGTAACCATCCTTGAGTAGAATCTACATAAACTAAATTAACTGCTTCTCTATTTGTACTTAAGGTTGCATTGCCAGTATTACCTTGACTTTTGTTTCCATTCGGGTTGATTGTTAAATTGTTCGTTGCAAAAGTACCCGCATAGTCAAGAATAGAAATCATTTGTCCTGCTGTTGGAGATGCAGGGAGTGTCACGGTTAGAGCACCGCTTGTTGTGTTCATTGGGTAACCTGTACCTGCTACCGCAGGACTGACATTACTTGTTTGAACTGTTGTCCAGTTGATTGTATTAGGTATACCTGATGTAGACGCTGTAGTGATCGCAGTACCGGTTAGTGCGGGCAAAGTGATTGTATTCGTTCCAGCCGCGGTTGGCACTGTTAACGTTATCGTTCCTGAGGTATCTCCGGCTAAAATGAGTGAGGACATTATTTATTCTCCAAAGCTTCTATTCTAGTTTTTAATTCGTTGATTATGGTTTGTTGTTCTTGAACAGTTTTAACCAATACTGCTGTAAGTCTTTCATATTGGAATCCTTCTACTTCTCCCTCAGCATTATAAGTCACTAATTCCTTAATTCCTGCTGC